GCTTGCCCGAATACGGGCGCTGTGTTGTACCTAACCTGGAATACTCCAGGACTAGGAGGTGGCGTGCAGGATTTTCCGGTACGCTTCCATCGCCTCATTTCCATTACGGAAATGGGTGAACAGCTCCCCTGATGTGAGGGAGCTGCCAATCTCTCGAGTAATGATATTCGAGAAATGTAGGATGATCTTCGTAAGAGGATCACCCATGAGGACACCGCGCAGAAGCGTGATGACCCGGGTATCGCCTTCCACGAGGCGACCCATACTACTTAGTGGTCCTGAACCACTGAAGTAGACCTGCCGCGGTCTGAAACAGACAGCGCGGACAATTCCTTGAAGGAGTGGGGGTATACCACACTTCTTCATCCAACGGTCGCTGACCTGGTCAGCGAACTCGTGGATCATTCGATCCGTAGCTTCCTGGAAGTCAGTACTTCCAGAATAGCAGTCTTCCCAGACTATCACACGTTTAAGATGATCTATATACGTGTCTGTAGTGCTTTCCACGGATTCCGTGAAGAGCATATTGTACATCTCTTCAGAGGTAAAGTCCTTGAAGAGATTCCATCCGTGGTGGGATTTACCCATCCCGGATTCAGAACTCTTAAACCCTTTCTTTAGGGGATGAGAGCATATTTTGGAGACTGTGTCTAACACAATCTTCAATGCGGCTGGGCCCTTTGTTACGGACCTAGCTTTTCCAGGTTCCTTCACTAATGTAAGGTATACCTTTGAAAGTTCATGGGGATTTGTCTCCATGACTTCTTGGAGGCAGGCGTAGAATACGGCTGTCCCTATACTCTCGAATTGTTCCTTACGGAACCATTCGTCGACTTTTCCCGTGTCCAGATTTCGGACAGGGATAAGATTATCTTCGTATTTGGACAAGATGTCCATTACGGCTTGGGCGGTTCCACCGTCCTTTCTCGTCTCCTCCCAACAGGCGGAGCCGGTGACTGTAACTCTAGCTTTAGTGCTGAGTCCAGTAAATATTTCCTCAGGGAGTTTATCCATGAGGGAATCGAAGGCGCGACCAACGAGTGCTCGTTGAGTCGGCGTATACTCCGGCGGTGTCTCTTGGACACTGCGGAGAAACTTCATCTTTGATTGTAAGACAACCAAAGACGGAGGCGTCCCAGCACCTCTGGTCTGGGACAGCAAGCCGGATAGGAACATACGTTCATACCCGCTGGTGCGCATGGCTTTCCGCCATGTGCCACCTAGGAGGATGTCGACCCATCGGGGTACGACGTCCAGCTCACCTTCAAATTTGAGCGGTTCGTCTCGGTGTATTACCGATTTGAACAATTTACGAGCAGTTTTCAACTGTGCGTAATATGTCTTAAGCTCCGTAGTGGAGTCAGAGACATGGAGGTCGAGAAACTCATCTGTAATGAGTATCGACAAGGATTGGAGTACGAACAAGTCGTACTTCTCCCAATTCCATTCCTCTTCGGGATAGGAAAAGAACCGTTGGGTGAATATACCATCCACGGTCTTAAGAACTTCCAGGAGCCTTTGGGCCCTGAAAGTATTGTTCTTCCTCGCATCTGCGGGGTTGTACATCTGACGTTCCTCTTGTGTCCACAAGGGATCGCCTTTACCAGCTAGAAGGTGCGATATGCGCCTCCATAGCGTTTCAGAGAAGTGCTTCATCTTGGAGTACTTCCCGTCGGCATCTCTCTTTGAGTGCCGCTCCACTTGGATCCTATGACCCCAGTGGGTATGGTTAGAGATGAGATACATCTTTTCACCGTGATCGCTGATCTGGGTAAACCAGGTCGCGTTCTTACGATCTGAACCGCATAGAGCGGGTTGGATCTTTCCCTGGATCCGGTGGCAGCCACCGGGCCAGACGTGTATTCTCGGGAGATTTTCCCCAGAGAATCGTGAGGCATATGCCCACCCTGCGAAAACCCGGAAAGGGTCTTCGTAGTTAATACCGGTATCAGGAATTTCCTGATACGGGATATCGATCTCCTCCTCGTTTTCCGAGAGGGAGTCTATATAGTCATTAAAGGATGAACCTTCTTCTGACTCTTCTTCTTGGTCCGCTTCGGCGGCCTTGAAGAGATTGAAGCCGTCCTCGAGGAGGACGGACTTGACTCCTGGGGCAAGGCGGCTACCCGCCTTCCTCAAAGTTAACGCACTTGGTACCTGCTTGAGGTACAAGTGGTGGTCTCCCTGCGTGTAAGGCGCAAGGGAGTTCGGTTCAACTGCCGGGTTTTCCCGACGGTCGAAATAGAGTCGCGTTTCGGCTATGACTTCCGAAGCGTAACCGCTTATCACTGCGGAGAAATTCCGTAGGATATGCATAACCAATTGCCACCAA